CGCTGCATGGCTGCGCGAACTCATAAAGGCAGGGCATATTGCAGATGGAATTGTTGACGAAAGAGATATCCAAGATGTCCTTCCCAGCGACCTTGACGGATTCACGCAATGCCATTTCTTCGCCGGTATTGGCGTCTGGTCTTATGCGCTCAGAAATTCTGGATGGGCGGACGATCGACCTGTTTGGACCGGTTCCTGTCCTTGCCAACCTTTCAGCTCGGCAGGCAAGGGATCTGCGTTTGCTGACGAGCGGCACCTATGGCCCGCCTTCCACCATCTCATCAAAGAGTGCCGCCCTCCAGTCGTCTTTGGTGAGCAAGTTGCAAGCAAAGACGCAGACACTTGGATCGACCTTGTACAAACTGACATGGAAGCAGTGGGTTACGCCGTCGGGGCGGTCCCGTTCCCGTCTGCGAGCGTCGGCGCTCCGCACATCCGAGACAGGCTCTATTGGGTGGCCGACTCCAGCGGCGCGCGATTGGATCAGCGCCAGCGGGTCGCCGGAATTCCTGGCCGGAAGACTGGAGCAGACGCGAGGCAAACCGCTGTCGGAAACGGCGTTTGCTCAGTTGTCGGGATGGCCGACACCAACGGTAGGCAACGCGATGGGATCGCAGTCGTGCGAGGGGATGAGCGCGACGGGCAGGATGCCGGACGGCCGCAAGGTGGCCGTGGCGCTTCCGCATGTGGCGGTTCTTTCCGGGTGGGCCACCCCGACGGCGCAGCAAGCCAACGGGGAGCCGGAAGCGTTCTTGGAGCGCAAGCGGCGATCGATTGCGCGCGGCAGCACGATGGGCGTGAGCATCACGGATCTGCAAATGCAGGCGAAGGCTTGGGCTTCCGGTCCGGCCCGCTTCACAGCTTCTGGCGAAATGCTGACTGGCTCCTGTGCCGGGATGGAAAGTGGCGGCCAGTTGAACCCGGCTCATTCCCGCTGGTTGATGGGGCTGCCGCCAGAGTGGTGCGAGGCGGCAGTGATGGCCTTCCGATCGATTCCGACAAGACGGGGGAGGCGCGAGTGATGCGCCTGAGAGGATACGGAAACTCTATTAACGCGGTTGCGGCCAAGGCATTCATTGAGTCATTCATGGATTATCAGCAGCAGGTGTCAGCATGACCTTCGGAACGCACCCGCTTACCGTCGAAGGCTATCGAGAGCGGACCGCTGCCGATCTGCGCGGCATCCCGATTACCGCGCACGGCTACAAGTGTGCGGTCTGTAAGCGGGCGTGGAACAAGGGGACTGCCGGCCGAAAGAAGGAGGCCAGCGGTGGTTGGCGGTGCCCGGATTGCGTGGCTATTTCCAAAGTGGAAACAACCACCGAGCACGGCGCTGGAGCCAGCCTGAAATGACCGCAGCGCGCAAGAAATGGACGGACTTCGCGGCCAAGGCATCGACACAGCCCGCGCTGTTTGAAGCGCCTGAGCAGCCGCGCAGGCGCCGTGCCGGCACATGCAAGAAGCCGTCTATCCCTGAGCGGGACATTCAGCGATCAATTGTTTCTGGATTGAAGTCGCACCCTGACGTGCGCCCAGAAACGGTAGAGCGAACCGGCGTTTACACAGGCCGTGTGGTTCGTCCAAACGGTTCTATCGGGTACGCAAAGGCTGGACAGAAGGGCATGGCGGATATCTGCGGAAAACTCAAGGACGGCCGCAAGTTTGCAATCGAGGTCAAGCGGCGTGAGACACGGAACAGTTTGACGGACGAGCAGCGCGAGTTCCTTGACGACTACATCAGGCGTGGCGACCTGGCCGGCGTGGCCACAAGCGTCGAAGAGGCGTTTGCGATCGTGGAGGGGCGGGTGTAATGGCCAGGGCAAGAAACATCAAGCCGGGGTTTTTCCGGAACGCGGATCTCGTTGAGCTTTCCGTAGAGGCTCGACTGCTGTTCATTGGCCTATGGACAATCGCCGACCGCGAGGGCCGCCTGGAGGATAGGCCGAAGCAGATCAAGATGGAGATATACCCGGCAGATTCCTTCGACATCAACTCATTGTTGTCCGAGCTTGCATCAACCGACATGCTTTTGCGCTACGAAGTCGGGGGCAAGAGATACCTGCAGATCGTCAATTTCACTCGCCACCAGAATCCGCACAAGGACGAGCGGCAGAGCACGATACCGCCGCCAGACGGGTTATCTGATCCTTCCGGCCCAGCAGATCATGACGAGCACCATGCAAGCACTGTGCAAACACCGTGCGAGCACCATGCAAGCACTGTGCAAACCGGGCTGATTCCTGATTCCTTGATTCCTGATTCCCGAATCCTGAATCCTGAATCAACACCGGCGCAGCCGGCAAGTACCGAGGTGGACGCGCGACCCGAAAAGCCGGCGGCTGGCGCCGCTGTGCGTTTCGACGCTGCAGGATTTTTGGTCGAGCAGGGAGCAGACCCGCAAACCGCGGCCGACTACCTGACGCTGCGGAAGGCGAAGAAAGCGGCGTCGACCCACACGGCGCTGCGCTCCGTCGTTGCCGAGGCCGCGAAGGCGGGGATGCCGGTTCAGGCTGTGCTGACGACATGCTGCGCACGGGGATGGGTTGGATTCAAGGCCGAGTGGGCCGCGAACCAAGCCAGGGCCGGGCCACGGCAGACGATCCACGAGCAGCGCAAAGCAACCCTAGACGAACTCACCGGACGAAGCCGAAATGCAGCCGAAAAACCTCAGCCTCGCGACATCACCGCCGAAGTCATCCGCATTGCCTGAGCCGTGGATAGAGCGGTTGTTCGCTCGCTTCGAGGCGATGTACGGCGCCCGGTTTGCCGACGCCTGGAAGGGCTGCAGCATCGCCCACGTCAAGGCGGTGTGGGCAGAAGACCTGGGGGGGTTCAGCAGAGACGAGCTAGCCGCTGGCATCGCAGGATGCCGGTCCAGGGACTGGCCGCCGACGCTACCCGAGTTCATGAAGCTTTGCCGGCCGCCGATCGACCACCAGGCCGCACTGCTCGAAGCCATCGAGCAGATGGCCCGGCGCGAGTCAGGCCGTGACCGGTGGAGTCACCCGGCGATCTACTGGGCCGCGGTCAAGATCGGGGCCTACGACCTGGGGCGTAAGACGCTGCGGGATCTCGATGCGGAGTGGCGGAAGGCGTTCGGCGATCAGATGGCGCTCGGTCAATGGCCGGAAATTCCGGAGCGACTCCCGGCACTTCCTGCGCCAGGACAGACGCACTCTCGCGAGGTTGGGAAAGAAACGATACAGGCCATGCTGGCGAGGCTCAAGAGCGCCGCAGAAGCTCATTGCAAGGCGTCAGACGATGGCGCTTAACCCAATTTCGGAAGACCTAGACCCGCTGTTGTGGGCCAAGAGGCCGCGGTCCCAATGCGCGCTTAGCCTGCTGAGAACCGGGGCAGCAGAGGGAAGCGGGGAGCTTGCGACGATCCTCTCCAGCCACGTCCGTGACGGTGTGTGCGACGAGTCCGGAAAGCTGTTGATGCGATGGGGTGGGCTGCGGTGGGTGTCGCTGGACGCCGGCCTGGAGCGTGAGCGGTATGCGGCCTGATGTGCGGACCTAATCCCTGCCCATCGCCCACCTGCACCTGGTCGGAAGCCCATCGGGCAGCCTGCGAGGCGAGGACCGTGATGCGCTGGGAGAAAGAGCGGCGAGACGGGTACTACGCGATGGTCAGGCGGCACCGCGGGGATATGGCGGCAAGAGCGCTTGTGGCTGATGTGGGGCGGGCGTGGAGGATTGCGAATGACTGACGACGAATACGAAGCCCTAGAAGAGCGAGCCGCGATCATCCAGTTTTGCAGCGGGCGTGAGGTTAGTCGTGAAACCGCCTGGCGGATGGCTTGTGAGCAGGCGACACAAAAGGCGCGCAGGGTGATTGAGGCGCAGCAAGAACTAGCGAAGGCGATCAGATGCTGAAATATCGACACAAGAAAACCGGAAAGATTTACAAATGGCTTGCTGCCGGAGTTGATTGCACGAACAGCAGAGACGGAACATCTGTTGCGGTTTATTGCCCTGACGACAACGAGCATACGATTTTCGTCCGGGAGCGCAGCGAGTTTGAAGAGAAATTTGAAATGGTGACGCAATGACACCGAAACAGGCCGCTTTTGTCGATGAATACCTGATCGATTTGAACGCGACTCAGGCGGCTATTCGTGCTGGTTATAGCGCAAAGACGGCCGGCAGCTACGGAAACGAAAACTTGCAAAAACCTGAAATTCAACAGGCGATCGGCGAACGCATGGAAGAACGCAGCAAGCGCACCGAGATAACGCAAGACCGCGTGCTGACCGACATCGAGCTAATCAAGCAAGACGCGATGCGCAAGGCTTACGACAAGAACGGCAACGAGGCGATGATCAATCACACGTCTGCGCTCAAGGCCTGCGAACTGCAGGGCCGTCATTTGCAGATGTGGAACGACAAAGTAGCCTTGACAATCGAAACAACAACCGACGAAGAGTTACATGCTCGAATCGCTGACCTTGCAAGAAAAGCTGGAATTACAGGCGCTGCTGGCTGAGCGAATCCGGCGCGATAATCAGCGTAAATGGCTGACGTATTATCCTGATGATGGCCCGCTGCGCCGCGAGTTGTATCCGAAGCACATGCAGTGCTTTGCCGATGGTGCGCATTATCAGCAGCGCCTGTTCATGGCCGCGAACAGGGTTGGTAAAACAGAGGGAGTCGGAGCTTATGAAGTCGCGCTTCACCTGACCGGCAACTATCCGGCGTGGTGGAATGGCCGGCGATTCGACCGCAAAACAAAAGGATGGGCGGCTGGCGACACGCGCCAGACCGTCCGGGATATTCTCGTTGAGAAGCTGCTTGGCCCGAAAAACGCGCGCGGCACAGGAATGATTCCGGGAGAATCCATTGTGCGCATCGTGCCAATGCCCGGCGTTCCTGATGGCGTTGAACTGGTAGAAGTGCGCAGCAAGCATGGCGGCAATTCTCGGCTGTCGTTCAAATCGTTTGACCAGGGCCGGCTGTCGTTTCAGGGAACTGAGCAGGACTTTGTCTGGCTTGACGAAGAGCCGCCAGCAGATATCTACGAGGAATGCTTGACGCGTACCGCAACCACGCGCGGGCTGATCCTGCTGACATTCACTCCGCTGTCTGGACTGTCCGATGTCGTGCTGATGTTTTTGCCAGGCGGAGACATACACGAGCAGCAAGACGAGAAATCAAGCCGATCAGTAATCCTCGCTACTTGGGACGATGTGCCGCACTTGGATGAGCGCGCAAAGGAAATGCTGTTCGCCTCGTACCAGCCTTTCCAGCGGGACGCGCGCACCAAGGGCATTCCAGCACTCGGCAGCGGCGCAATATACCCTGTGCCGGAGTCGGATATTGTTATCCCGGATTTTGCGCTGCCACCGCACTGGCCCCGAGCTTATGGCATGGACGTCGGATGGAACAGGACGGCGGCAATATGGGGCGCATTTGATCGGGAAACCTCGACCGGCTATCTCTACTCTCAGCACTATCGCGGCGAGGCAGAGCCGGTTGTCCATGCCGAGGCCGTCAAATCGCGCGGCAAGTGGATACCTGGTGCGATTGATCCAGCATCGCGCGGCCGCTCGCAGTCTGATGGGCATCAATTGCTGGAGATGTACCAGAGCATGGGCCTTGACTTGACTCCAGCGAATAACGCGGTCGAGTCTGGAATTTACGACGTATGGACGCTGCTATCTGCGGGCAAGCTCAAGGTCTTTGCGTCCTGCGCTGATTGGATCTCGGAATACCGCATGTACCGGCGAGACGACAAGGGGCGAGTCGTGAAGAAAAACGATCACTTGATGGACGCCTCGCGCTATTTGATCGGAACGGGAAGAGACATTGCGCGATGCAAACCCAAGCCGGCAGACGAAGAAGAATCATTTGCATCTGGTGGCTGGATGTGTTAGCTTTCCAGCATGCCAGATAATCAGAAAAAGCACGACGAGATACTCGCGGAAGCCAAGCGCTTTCGTGACAAGTGCATCGAGGTAAATTCTGAGAATCGCCGTCTCGCGGTTGATGATCTGCAGTTCCTGTCCGGCAAGCATTGGGATTCGCGCGATGTTGCGCTGCGTGAAAAAGAAGGGCGCCCGGTCCTGACGATTGACAAGCTGTCGACATTTGTTCGGCAGATCAAGAACGACCAGCGGATTAACAAACCCAGCATCAAGGTCCATCCTGTCGATTCAGAGTCTGATCCCGAGACGGCCAAGGTCCGGCAGGGCATGATCCGGTATATCGAGTACAACAGCAACGCATCCATCGCATACGATACCGCTATCGGCAGCGCCTCGGAAACTGGCCTGGGGTATTTCCGCATCATCACGGAATATGAGCGCGAGGATTCGTTTGACGTTGTTCCGCGATTTGTCCGCATTCGCAATCCGCTGACCGTGCATTTCGATCCTGATTCCATCGAGGGCGACGGCAGCGACGCGCGCCGCGTGCTCGTTGAGGAGCGGCTTGGAGTGTCCGAATTCTGCTCAAAATATCCATCGTCCGAAATCGCCAAAACGCGCAAGACGACCGGCAATGCTGCTCGCGATGACATGGATGATATTCTGGTCGCCGAGTATCTGCGCGTCGAAGAAGACGCCGATGAACTCATCCGCTTGAGCAATGGCGAAACAGGATGGAAATCGGAACTATTGGCGCTGCCGCCTGGCGTGACGATCGCCAATTCGCGCAAAAGCGCGAGGCGCAGCGTCGTGAATTACAAGATCGCCGGCAAGTGCGTAGGAGATGACAGCGCAGAATTCGGCGAGGTATTGGAGTCGTCCGAGGTTCCGTGCCGGTGGATTCCGGTATTCCCGGTATATGGCAACGAAATCGACATCGAGGGCAAAGTTGTACGTTCCGGCGTGATTCGCGGCGCTAAAGACCCGTCACGCATGTACGACTACTGGATGACGGCGGCGACAGAGGAATACGCGATGCGTACCAAGTCGCCATGGATCGGCGCAGAGGGGCAATTCGAAGGCAAAGAGGCGCAATGGTCGCAAGCCAACCGGCGATCGTTCGCTTACCTTGAATACAAGCCGCGCACCGTTGGCGGACAACTCGCGCCACCGCCGATGCGCCAGCCCATGGCGGATGTCCCGGTCGGCGCTATCACGATGGCTGCGCACGCATCGGACGACATCAAGGCAACGACTGGCATGTTTGACGCAGCACTGGGCGCGCGCGGGCCGGCAACGTCAGGCATTCAAGAGCGCGAGCAGAAGCGGCAAGGCGGAATCGCCAATTTCCACTACACGGATAACCTCAACCGCGCGGTGCTGCAAGCTGGCCGCTGCTTGCTCGACATGATCCCGCGTCTTTTCGACACCGAGCGCGTCGCGCGCATCATGGGCGAGGACGACACCATCACATCGGCTTTGATCAACAAGCGGCTGGAGCAGCCCGAGCTTGATGAGAAGACCGGCAAGCTCAAAACGACGATCAATGACATGAGCGTCGGACAGTATGACTGCACGGTATCTGCTGGCCCGAGTTACAGCACGCTTCGTCAGGAGGCGTCAGAGTCTATGGTGTCGTTCGGGCAGTCATGGCCGAAGTTGATGGACATCGCCGGCGACAAGGTTGTGCGCGCGATGGATTGGCCTGGCGCAGAGGAAATCGCCGAGCGCATCGCCAAGACCATCCCGCCAGAACTGTTGGATGAAGACGAGCGCGAGACGCCGCAAATCCCGCCAGAAGTCATGCAGATCATGCAGAAGGCGCAGGGACATATCCAGCAGCTTGAGGCGGCGCTGCAGGATGCAGAACAGGGCATCGAGAAGGAGCGCATCAAGGCCGCGTCGGCAGAGAATGTTGCGCGCATCAATGCCACGTCACGGCAGGACGTGGAAGAACTGAAAGGCTGGATTGCAATGCTCACGCAGCAGATGCAGCCGCCACCGGCGCTAGCAGGCGCTGCAATGGCCACAGGCCAGCAAGATCCCGGCGTTATGCCGCAAATGGAGCAGTGATGGAAGATTTGATCTTTGACGACACACCAGCAGTAGTAGAAACCGCTGCGCCAGTAGAGGCGGAAGCGCCGGCAGTTGAGGCGCAAGAGCCGGCTGTTGAGCTGCAGGAAGCCGAACAGCAGCAGGAAGCCGAGCGCGAGGA